TGAAAACTCTTGATATGAAAGAAAACTTACCTTTAGTTATTTAACATGCCTTTATAATCTACCCGAAACCAAAGTTTGTTAATTTTTCTGGTTCTTTACACTTAAAATATTTACGCATGGTCTTTATTAACGGTTGAATCTAGGATTTCTTGACACATAAAACTGAATCATCTCCAGAAATTAGGCCACTCAATTAATGAGCTTAAATTCCTTGTATATAGGACCACATCAATCCCATCACTAAACAGTTATACACATATGTATACCAACACCCAGAAAAGTTCGTCCCACTAATCCAATAGCTTTATAGCGTTTTGTTCTTATATTTTATATTCAGCCTCTTTGGACGAAAGTTAAACAACAAGTCTTCGACTTGACTACTATATAAACTATCACTACTGTGTATCTATTTCTTCAAAACTTTGAATATCGGTCGCATAGTAGATTTAATCAAGCTATTATGCTAGTGTGCATCATGACCGCTATTATCAGTACAGATAAAATAATCATTCTTAAATTTACTGCATTTCTATTGGACTTAATCCATACTCAATCCTGTGATAGTCCATGGCATCGTTTTACTTAAACACGATGACAAATAATCAGAAACCATTCCTCCAAGTACTCTATTTTTAAAAGTTGGAACACCTATAAATCTCTCTCTTGCACTATTATCTCCTATTTCACCAGTCTTAGACATTAAGGTGTATTGATAATCATTCTTGCTAATACCCCTAACTTTATAATCCTCCCAAGCTGCTAAATAATATTAATATTTTTTGTTGTCTTTATCTTTAACTTTAGCTAAGTATTTTTATATACTAGATTCTGTAAAACTGATAGGGTTATCTTTCATGTATTTGATTAACTTATAATATATAATATAACAAGGTAATGATTTAGTTTTCTTCAGATCTGGCAATAATTTTGGTGATAAATGTCTATTATAAAGAGCTGCTAACTAACTTAATAAGCAATTCCCAAAAGTCTTGACAGACCTTCCTACAGGTAGATTAACTCTGCAATATTCTTATACTACATTTTTACAAGTGCAAAATAAATCAGAAAAAATCATTTTTTTGACCAGATTAGTATTAGGCTCAGAAGCAACTTCTTTGTGTTTCAATGGAACAGGTCGCATAGTACCCAACTCATGTTAATATATTCCATAATTTCTTAAATTAGCTCGTCTCTCTATTATTTAATTCTTAAATATAACACAAATTATTAGAACTAGGGTGGCATAATATACACCGTGCACAATAGCTATTACTAAATAACTAATCACAACAATCAACAATAATATTTTATGTGGCCAACCATACCACAATCTTTCATCTATCAACTTAATACGTATCCTAGCAGGTACATGTCTGCCGACTTAAATAGTTCCTATAATACTAGTGAAACCCACAATGATCTTGTATACTATCGGTGGTATATACTTATGCAAGTCGTGTTCGACTATGATCTCTATTGTTATACTAAGGATTATTAACAATAACATTAACAACATTTTAGTGTATGATTGCTTCTTATTTCCCATCGCTATTTCAAACTAATCCCAAGCATGTTTGCTAACAGGAGTTTTTGCACCTTATAAACTAATGTAAAACTTATCTTTTAGATTGTCTCTTAAATTGATGATACTGCTGATAGATGTGTTATATTATACTCTTAACTCTTGCTCTTAAATATCTACAACAGCAATACAGTGTGTATCATACATCTGTAATACGTATAATTTAAATCCTTTATATTTCTCACTACC